TGTTGCTTGATGCGTTTCTTTGTGAGGTATGGATGTATCTGCTCAGGCCAATCTATTTCTTTTTTTATGTGTGTGACTTCACTCTTCTCGAACTTTGGGTATAGACCCTGATCCCTGAGATTTTCAATAATAGATTTCCAGTCATTACATTGTCTGCACTGAACTTTAACCTCGCCATTAAAATTACTAATCCAAAACCTGTCCTTGCCTCCACAGGCTGGACAGGCTCCATGCCACTCGCCTTTTGATAACTGTTTCAAATTTAACGCACTTATGATGTTTCCTGCGTATTCATCCCAGCTCACCGTGTTGTATTTCGTTCCCTGATGTTGTACCATTTAATTGCCGCCTCGCAATATATTGTGTTTCGTTTGTGGTAGTTCAGCCCCTTAGCCTCTCCAAGCTATCCAGGGGCTGAACTTTTTTTATACTACATTAGAATCAGAACGGTATTTCGTCATCTAAGATATCTTCAACCTTATCGGCTGGCTTGCTCGCAAACGGATCATCCGTCGTGTAGCCATCCTGAACTTCGAATGGGTCGTTGCTCTCCTTCTCTGGAGCTAACTCCAGAACTTGGATTGCTCTAATTCTGAGCGACACCCCATAGTTGTCCACACCAGTATTGTACGGAACAACTGTCACAGCGATGTTAGCCTTAGACCCAGTTGTCAGCCTGAAGTCCTCTGGTAACTTATTTCGCTTTGCATCCACTTGCGATGGTGGACGAGTTTTGTCCGAACCATACTTGGCCTTCAGTGTACACTTACCAATGAACTGAGTTGATCCGTCGTCAGACTTCTCAGACTTAGCTGGCAGACGTTTTGGTTCTTTCGGCCAATTGTTTTTTGTATCCATAGCGACGGCATTGTTATACGCCTCCATACAGATACGCCTTAAATTAACTGCCTCCTCTTTATCCATAATGAAACTGGTATCATACGCAGCTCCATCTGCATCCCAATTACATGAGACTGACCTCCTCTCACCATTATCAAACCGATAAGGCTGATTTAGCCGTGGATATAAAATTGAGACATTACTTATAATATGTTGCATTTTGCAACTCCTTCTTGGTTTTGCGTAGCACCCCTACGCTGGGATTTCAAAATCAGTCTTCACCATCCACGAAGGGAGAGCGATGGTGTTAACTTCAGGCCAACCTGTGGTGTAGTCACCAGTCATGTCAGCCTCCTTCATAATCTTTAGGGTATCCATCATGCGCCTTTTGGCGTGATCTAAATACTCCCCAGATAATTCATGAACTTGTACTATAAACGGATTTTGCTTCTCAATGCAAATAAATAAAAATCTATCGACTGTGTGACCGTACAGCTCCAAACAAAATTTATAAAAACTTGCCTGAACATCATAAGAGTAATCCCTGACAGCCTTCGAAAAGCCTCTGGGAGATGCATCCTGGCAGGTCTTAATATCAAATACTAAGTTCTTGTGCGACAGCAATCCATCTGGCCGACACTTTAAATCCAAGTTATAAACTGGTTCCCTCACAAAGTATGAGGCTTCCTTGGTTGCATGTTTGTCAGTGATAAGTTCAGCGACGTGTGGCGTAAACAGAGCGGCCTGAGCCATTTGTTCAGCCAACTGATATTCTTTCTTGGGCAGTAATATCTTCCCAGCAAAGTCAGCAGCTTCCTTCATAGATGTCCAATCTTTGCCACGCCTTGTCTCCGTACCCTCCACAACTAAATTTAGTTCTGGCTGTAAAAGTATTGCGTGGACGGCTGAACCCAAGTCAAATGCATGAGATTCCTTCCGCACCCTATTCTTCCAGTGTGCAAGTGTGGACGATGCGACGTCCTTTACATCACTGGAAGAATACCCAGGGTGGCGGTGGTAATCGTCGTTTGACATTTCATAGTCAACAGTCATTTCTTTGAACTCAATGTAAAGAACTCCAGAAATGATTCTAAAATAGTTTTAGGTTTCGTGGCTTCAGCAATCTCCTCACGAATCACTTCGACAATGTCGTAGCTCGGCTCTCTCTTATACAAAATATAATTAGCCTGATTGTAAGTAATTTTATTTGCCTTTGCGATTTCTTTTGTGGTCAGTGATAAATCATCGTTCATCTTAAAGACCCGATCAATCAGATTCTGATTGTACTTGCTCTCTCTAGCCATCCGCTCTCTCCATCCTATCAAGGTACTCAGTAATTGCCTGTTCAATCGTAGCGGTCTTGGAAATCCGCGTCTTGTTGCGATAATTATCAAGCCGATCATAAACGTCACGCCTCAAGCGAACAGCCACCTGTTGCGTATTCGGTTCTACTTGTACTGCCATTTTGGTTCTCCATTATTGTAGCATAGCTATTGGCTACACTAGCAAAAAATATAGTTCAATAGCACTTTTATTATTTTTCCCAAAATATGCTTGCTTGTGTTTACTAGCAAAAACTGGTATACTCTATATATAGTGATTCGTTTCAGGGAGGAACAAATGAGAATCAAAAAGTCAAAGTTGAAGAAACTTCTCAGAGATAAGCCTAAGAGAGGCACTCTCAAGAAGTCACAGCCATACTTCGTGTGGTTGGGTTTAGGCCACCAGGTCTCTGGCTGGAGAATTGTGTGGGCATTCACTGGTCGTAAGTGGGCTACATATAAAGTAGCCAACACTGAAATCAGAAAGCGCATGAGGCTTTCCGATTGGAATGCCCTTCGAGCTGAGGAGATTGTGTAATGCGTGAGAGTGATATCAAACGCATGGTGCGGAGGTGCATGAACGTACTCAAGAAGAAAGAGTACGAGCTTGACCTCCGTAAGTTCGATGTGGATAGAGCTGTCAACAAGACAAGGGTTGTCAGTAAGCCTAATAGAACTGCTAGTTACTATGACCCAAATTGGTTTGTCATACAGATAAATTTAAATCCTTGGCCTAACTGTGATAGATCACACTACAAGCGAGAGTATAAATCTTATGACAAAGATCCTGTGATTGGGGGGAGACAAATTGAAACTTTAGAGCAGTCTCTTTGGTTGACTGTCGCCCACGAAGTTTCGCACTATGTGCAATATCGTCACTGCCCTCGAATAAAAAGGTTTCGTGGCAAATATGAAAAGTCACACGGTGACTGCTTCAAGCAAATCTACAGATACCTGAGAAGGGATTTTATAAATCCTATGCTTGATGGTTAATCACGCAGTCTAATCGATCTGCTAATTTCTGCCAACCGTAGTCTTGGCAAGTAATCCGACTGGCGAGTAAATCCCAGTCGGATTTTTTCATGTCACCCTCGTGACCCCAGGATATTAATTCCATAAATTCTTTTCTCGATGGCCTGTTGTAGAGTGCCTCAGAGTCTACAATCAAACAAGTAAACTCCCGACCAATCCTCAGCAGGATGTAGGACAACCCACCAGCCTTGCGATATTCCTTAGACCACATTGACTGGTTGAGCGTTAAACCTGAATTGATTTTATCACGAGGCCACTTCTCCAGAAACTTTAATTCAATCCAACCAGACTGTTCACCCTGGATAAAATGCACGTCTGGCATTCCCTTGGCGCAGCTATTCTCGACGCGGTACATTTTCAGTGGCAGGTTATCTCTGACGTTCTTCCAGAAATTCTTTTCTGACATCGTTACTCCATAAACAAAGACCTCGGATCTTTGGTTATGATATCAGCTAAATTCTTTTTGTCACGCAATGCTTTAATAATTTTTGTGTCGATAGACTTCTGACACTCAATATCAATGTAGGTCACATTGCCTGTCGTGCCGATGCGGTGACATCGATCCTCAGACTGAAGCCTCTGCTCCAGGTCAAAACTATTGGAGTAGTAGATTGCATACTCAGCGGCAGTCAGCGTCAGGCCAGTGCCACCAGCCTGTGGATTGGAAATAAAGTACCGAACTTTATCATCATTCTGGAATCGGCTCACAGCTTCCTCCCTGTCGTCGTCAGACACGCCTCCGTGGTAACTAACCGCCTGAGAGCCTAATAGCCCCTCTATGGCCTTTAAATCGGCTCTGAACCGCGCCCAGATAATAACTTTACCTGTAATATTGGACAGCACCTCCTCCAAACCCTTCAACCTCAAGTTAATTTTATCGATTGGCTCGATGCTGTGTTCGGTTGGAAACCAGCCACATAATATCTGCTGTAGCCTGAGAAGCCGTGTAATCGCCTCTGGAGCCTGTATTTCATTTCCGTTTAGTTCTGTGATGAAATCCCTCTTGATCTCGTTGTAGAGCTTCTCCTGAGCCTTAGACATACTGACGTAGTGTCGTTGATATATCTTGGCTGGCAAATCAAGGCAGTCCTTCTTTAGAACTCTGTAGCTACTTTGCTTTACTTTCTCTGTCAGCTCCTCGGTATTTTGATAGGCAACAATCTGTCTATTCTCAAATCCACCCATGATACAGTACCTAGCCCTGAACTTATAGAACGCAGTGAACCCCAGAATGTCTGGGTTTAGAAACTTGAACTGGGCGAATAAGTCTTCTGGGCCTTTCGTCACTGGTGTACCTGTCAGGATACGACGACACACAGCGGAGCGACCAAAGAAGGTAATGAGCTTTGTGCGCTTTGCACCTGGCGTTTTGATTTTACTACTCTCATCCACAACCATCATGACCTTGTTGTTCTTTAAAACTTTCATCATGGCCTTCTGTGCAACTGCTGATGTGAACGCCTCCACATTAAAACTGAAGATCCGAAGTCCATCTTTATATTCCAGAACAGCGTCAAAATTCTCTTGTTGTTTCTTTTTCATTTGAGCTGAGTAGAATGTCGCCTTGTAATCACAGGCCATGTGAATGGGAACTTCCTTGTTTACCCAGTTTCGATGCACCCCATTTGGAGCTATGACCACAAGTGTGTCTATCTTTTCATTGAGGTACAGGTAAGCTGCGGTATCAAGTGCAACCTTTGTCTTGCCTGTACCCTGCTCCATGAGCAGTGCAAAGTTTCGTTTACGTCTGGATTCCATGAAGACCTTGAGCTGGTGGGCAAATGGCTTTGTTTTAAATTTAAAGTCGCTCACTGTGTTTCATCCAGATATGTGTCAACCACGATTGATCTTATGAAGTCAGCGACAGTGCCGCCCTGTGGTGAGTTCTTAAATAGCCAGTGGATTTGATCTTCTGTGAGGTTCTCTATGATCTGACCCAGGCAACCACGTTTTATTCCTGTACTCTGATATGAGCTTATAATGCTTTTCTTTTTCTCAAGTGGATTTTGGTTTTTCTTTGCCGCTGGGAGGTATCCCTTTTTTCGCATTCGGATGATACACTGGCTCACTTTGTTTACATCCAACTTTACTTTCTTTGAAATGGCTGAACATGGTAAGCCGTAAAATGCCAGTTCCCTAATTTGATCCCACTCCGCTAATCTCTTACTCATCTGTATTCTCCCTCAATATCATTTCTGCTAGTGCCTTAATACTTTTTGCTTCTTCTATTTTTTGAGACAGTATAGTCTGCTCACTTTGAATTATGTCTACAATGTGCATAATCCGTCTTGCCGCTTTTCGTGTAGTTTCCCTGCTCAATTTACCTGCTCCTTTTTTTATAGTTTAATTATGCCTCAATTATAACAAGACCACTCAGCCAATTTGGATCATAAGTGTATATGTTTATTTTTCTTTTACTTGTTTGCACCCAAGTATTTTGATGACCTATGCCAAATCTTGATCCAACTTTATTCCAACCCATAGCTTTCCAAAAAAAATTACTTTCTAAATCATCCGCACAACCTGCATCAAAAGAAAGTGTTCCTAAAAATTTTCCCCAATTTATAACTTCACTTAAAAGCAATCTACCTCTTTCAAACTTTCTAGCATCTTCTTGTAAGCAAATTTGAGCTATTTTTCCTTTTCTATA